GAACTTGATGCCGACGTTCGGGTGCGGATGTTGTCGGAGATACTGAGCTACACGCAGCCGAAGCTGAAAGCCATTGAGGTCAAGATGTCCGGCAGCCTTGAGCTATCAAGCGAACAGCTTGATCAGCGTCTGGCAATGCTACTTGCCCGGGCCGCAAGATGAATCTGGCCAATCTCGATACGTCACTGCTAACCGCTGAGGAAAAGCGAGAGCTGTACGAGTTGCTGCGTTTGAAAGATATCCGGGCCAAGCGTAATAAGCTGGCCGCCTACCATGCTTATGCGAAGCAGGTAGAGTTTCATAACGCTGGCGCCGATTACCGTGAGCGGCTATTCATGGCAGGCAATCAGCTTGGCAAGACATGGGCCGGTGCGTATGAGGTCGCTATGCACCTGACCGGTCGTTACCCTGCTTGGTGGAAGGGTAAGCGGTTCCCTTACGCTATCCGGTCAATGGTCGGATCAGAATCAGCGGAGCTAACGCGCAAAGGCGTGCAGCGTCTTTTGCTTGGTCCGCCAGAGATGCGGGAAGAGTGGGGCACTGGCGCTATACCCTACGACTGTGTCAAAGACACGTCGATGAAGCAAGGTGTGCCTGACGCCGTATCAAGCATTGTGGTTCGCCACATTTGTGGTGAGGACTCTGTGGTGCAGTTCTTGTCATACGATCAGGGCCGCACGAAGTGGCAGGCCGACACAGTTGACCTCGTATGGTTTGACGAAGAGCCGCCATTACCAATTTATTCCGAGGGCCTGACACGGACTAACGCAACAGCCGGTCAGGTCTTTGTGACGTTTACGCCACTGCTTGGCATGTCAGAGGTGGTGAAGCGATACCTGCTTGAGAAGCCGGCCGCAAGCCACGTCACGACGATGACCATCGATGATGCGGAGCACTACACGCCTGAACAGCGGGCAGCGATCATTGCAGGCTATCCAGAGCATGAGCGCGAAGCACGGGCCAAGGGTATTCCAATTCTGGGATCAGGGCGCGTGTTCCCAATTGTTGAAGAGGGTATCAAGGTCACAGCGTTTCCGATCCCACCTCATTGGCCACGAGTCGTCGGCCTTGACTTCGGTATCGACCACCCGACCGCTGCGGTCTGGATGGCGTGGGACCGTGACAATGATGTGCTCTACGTGACCGACTGCTACCGGGTCAAGGACCAGTCGATCATCATGCACGCTGCAAGCATTCGGGCCCGGGGCGAATGGGTGCCTATCGCTTGGCCGCATGATGGCCTGCAACGTGACAAGGGCAGCGGCGAACAGCTGGCCAAGCAATACCGCGATCAGGGTCTTGTCTTGATGAAAGATCGGGCAATGTTCGAGGATGGCAGCAACGGCGTCGAGGCTGGCCTAGCTGAGATGCTGGCACGCATGCAGACCCAGCGGTTGAAGGTGTTTGCCCATCTACAAGATTGGTTTGAGGAGTTCCGCCTGTATCACCGTAAGGATGGACTGGTCGTCAAGATGACGGATGACCTGATGTCAGCGACTAGGTACGGCATGATGATGCGCCGATTCGCAAAGACACAGGAAGAGGCTGAGGCTAGAATACGCACGAACCGAATCGCCCCAGTGGCGAGCTTCGGCATTTTCGATCAAGAGATGGGGTACTAACCAATGATTAATCCAGCTGATCCTGTAGAGATCGACGTAGAGATCGAAGAGATTTCTCCAGAGGACGAAGCCGAGAAAACCCGAGAGCGGTTGCAGGCTTTTGGCCATACGATGGCCGCTCAGCGTGACGAGTGGATTCGCACTCGCTACGCCTATGGCGTTGACAAGCGATGGCTCGAGGACGAGGATCAGTACAACGCCAAGGACAACGTCAACCGCGCAGCGTCGCAGATGATGACGTCAGTTGAGCAGGGTTACCCTGTTACGACACAAGGCGCTAAGCCGCATCGGTCTACCGTCTTCATCGGCATGACGCGTCAGAAGACGAACGCCGCTGAGGCTCGGATCGCTGACATCCTGCTACCAACGGATGACCGCAACTGGGGTATCCAACCGACACCTAATCCGAAGCTGGTAGGAATGTCGCAGGATGAAAGCCTAGCCGGTGAGCAAGCTGCTATGCAAGCCGGCATGCAGCCGGCACCGCAAGCCGGCATGCCACCCGGAATGCCGCCTGTCCCACAGATGCCGCAGCCCGGTATGCCGCCAGCACCACCAATGCCGCAGCAGGGTCTCGGTGCTATGGCGATGGAGCAGACCGGAGCAACCGGCATGCCGCCGCCAATGAATCCAGCCGGCCAGCCGATGCGGATGAAAGACCTTGCCCGTCAGATCATGGACAAGGCGAATAAGAAAGCATTGGCCATGCAGGTCGAGATCGACGATCAACTCGTCGAGTGTGGCTACAACGGCGAATTGCGTAAGATGATTCACGACGCTGCGGTGCTAGGCACTGGCGTTATCAAGGGCCCTGTCGTTACCAATCGCACCCGCAAAGCATGGCAGCCTTACACCGATGCGACTGGTCAGACTGTGCATCAGGTCGAGATCGTTGACGAGCTTTCACCAGCTACCTTCCGCATCGACCCGCGTAATGTGTGGCCTGATCCGGGTTGCGGTGAGAGCGTGCATAACGGCCGTGGCTTGTATGAGCGTGAGCAACTTACGTCTAAGCAAGTTCGCGATCTAGCCAAGCAGCCGGGCTTCATGAAGTCGCAATTGCGCAAGGTGCTCGAAGACGGTCCGAAGAAGTCGGCAACGATGGAAGAGCTGAAGGACGAAGACCAGCGCGACATGGCTCGTGACGTTTACGAGATGTGGACATACTGGGGCGAGGTCGAGCATGAGGACCTCGAAGCAGCTGACGTCGATGTCGGTGAGCGTGATGAGCTTCGCACGATCAGCGCATGCGTCGTGATGATTAACAGCACCGTAGTTAAGGCGTTCCTAAATCCATTGGACGATGGCCAACTGCCGTATGACTTCTATGTCTGGGAGAAGGTCGCCGGATCGGTTTGGGGTTATGGCATTCCATACCTCATGCGCTCACAGCAAAAGGTGCTCAATGCAGCATGGCGCCAGATGATGGACAACTCAGGCGTTACCTCCGGTCCGCAGATCGTGGTCAAGCCGTCTGTCATCCAGCCGGCTGATAAGCGATGGGAGTTGTCGGCTCGTAAGATATGGTACGCAACGGATGACATGGACGACGTGAGGAAAGCCTTTGCGACGTTCGAGTTTAATAGCCATCAAGGCGAGCTGGCAGGCATCATCAAGATGGCCACCGAGCTGGCTGACGCTGAGACCGGCGTGCCGACCATCATGCAAGGCGAGAAGGGTGCAGCGCCAGACACTGTCGGTGGCATGCAAATGCTGATGAACAGCGCAAGCGTGGTGCTGCGTAGACTGGTCAAGCAGTTCGATGACATGGTCACCAAGCCGCACATCCGCCGCTACTACGACTACAACATGATGTACAACGAGGACGAAGAGATCAAGGGCGACTTCACGGTTGATGCCCGTGGCTCATCGGCTCTCATGGTGCGCGACATCCAGAACCAATCGTTCTTGAACCTATTGGCCGCTGGTGCTAATCCGATCTACGGTAAGTATCTCGACACGCAGAAGCTATTCGAGAAAGCATTGCAGGCGCAGCACATCGACCCGGCTGAGGTATTCAAGTCAGAGGAAGAGATCGACCGCATCAATGAGGCTGAGAAGCAGGCAGCTACTCAAGGGCCACCGCCTAACCCGGCACTCGAGGTTGCTAAGGTACGCGCTGAGACCGAGATGCAGAAGGTCCAAGCGCAAAACCAAGGCGACTTGCAGGAGCTGCAAGTACGTCAAGCGATTGCCAAGCAGGACGCTGAGATGCGCATGGCCGAGATGCAGCTTACCCGCGAGATCGAGATGTTGAAACTGTCTAACACGCAGAACATTTCACTTGAGAAGATCAAGGCACAGCTGGCAGATACGGCAATCAAGGAGCGCGGTAAGAAGGAACTATTCGCAGCTGAGCAGCAGCTCAAGCTGTCAACCGGGTCAGGTATTTAAAGGAAAAGATCATGGCATTCAACGCAGCCGATTACACAGACCCACAGGGTAAAGCGATACCTTGGTATTCGCAGACAGCTAACGCAGCACTGCCAGACGCCGCTAAGGCTCGTACAGTTGCTGGCGTGACTAGCGCCACGCCTATCCAGTCGCAAACTGAGGTAGCAGCCGCTAAGGCGGCAGGCACCACAGCTGCTACGACAGCAGCGGCGCCGGTAACGGTAGACGGTGGGATTAACCCGGTAGCATTAGCTGCTAAGCCGGTCACCTTCGGCGAGCAGATGGCGGCAAAACAAGCAGCAGCAAATCAGTTAAGCGTAGCACCGTCAACGGTTGCTGAGACTACCGGCCCCACAAAGAACGCGGCCAACACGCCTGCGACTATTGAGAAGCTGTATTCAAATGTTTTAGGCCGCGCCAGCGATGCCGCAGGCGCCGACTATTGGACAAAGAAGTTTGGCGCTGATATCAGCCCCGCCGAAGTGTCGGAGTTTATTAATGCGGCTCAACCCGAGAAAGCGGCTAGAGGAACCACTACGAGTGGCGGTGGCGGTAACACTACTACCACCGGTGGCGGCGGCGGTTTTATTGGCGGTAATACGTGGACCGACTCGGCTGAGTACAAGTCAATGCAAACGCAATTGGCAAACCTACAAACCGCTTACGACAAGCTTGCGGCCGGTCAAAGCGGCACGTCGGACGGGGGCATTGTTACAACCGGCGGCTTAGTTGATACCGGCGACGGCGGCACCAGTGGCGTGGTCTATGGTCCAGATGGCGCAATGTACAGCTCAGCCGCTGCAGCCATTGCAGCCGGGGTAACGAACTACACTACCACCAAGCCGTTTATCCCCGGCGCCGGCGCAGCAACAGCGGGCGATACCCAAGGGTTTGTTATCCCATCCGGCCAGACTGGTAACACCAATCCGGGTGGCTTCATCTCCGGCGCACGCCAGCAGATGTTCACGATGCCGACCGGTGCACAGTTGCCGGCCGGTGTAGCTAATCCATTCATCGGTTAATTAAGGAAACGTCATGGCTTTGATTGATAAATTCTCGCAGTTCCCGCCAGCCTTTACGATGCAACCGGGTGATGGCTTTGCCATTACCAAGAGCGACACCGTAGACTTGGACCAGACGACTCGCTACATCTATGTCGGTGGCGCAGGCAGCGTTTCGGTAATTACGATTAGCGGTACTACGGTCGTGTTTGCGGCTGTGCCAGTAGGTACGATCCTGCCCATCCGCGCTACGCGAGTGCTGGCAGCCACGTCGGCTACTAACTTGGTCGGCTTAGTCTAAGCGCACATAACACATTATGAGCGTACACGGTAGTACAAATAAAAAGTGTTGCATAAATCCTACAAGTAGTATTAAAATTTGTGCGGGGCTCGTGCGCCCAAAATTTACCAAGAGCCGGCTTAACGCCGGCTTTTTTACATCATGAATGATTTCACTTCGGCAACTTGGTTTCAACTCAGACGATGGGCTGAAGCCGAGTTAATTAAGGCCCGCGAAAAGAACGACGCTGTCGGACTCTCCGAAACAGAGACAGCATCGTTGAGGGGTGAGATTCGCATGATAAAGAAATTTCTCGACTTGCCAAATGCGGCAACTCGGGGTGTGGTGGCTGAGCCGGATGAATAGTCCCGCTTGGTCGAGTAAGGCAGTAATTACCGGAGAGCAACGTGGAAGAAACACAACTGACAGAAGGGCAAGCGCAACAACTTTGGAATGAAGAGGCTTCGAAGCTCGACGCCGATGCGAATGCATCCGCACTCGAGAATTTTGCCATTGATCCAGTTGAAGAACTGCATCAAGATTTCATTGAAGAAGAGATAGCGGCTGCACCTGAGCCAGAAGCCGATCCACTGGCGGGGTTGTCTGATGTAGTGAGAGCGAAGTTAGCTCAAATTGATCAGCTGGCCGAAGCCAATACTCTACTGCAGCAGCATATAAA